ATGGCCCCCGGGGCCGACAACAGTGCCGCATCCTCAGCCAGCCGTTCAGCAGCGGCGGCACGGGCTGCGGCGGCGTTGGCGGTGGACGCTGAACTGTCCATCGACAGCATGAATCCGCTCTGGACGCCATTCAGCAGGTCATGTACCAGCGTCAGCCACCGATAAAGCTCGCGGTCAGCCTTGAGCGATGGCGGAGGCGGCGGAATCATCCAATCACTGCTCATGGGTGATCACCTGATACTTGCCGCACGCATGGCAGAAAATGCCGATCGACCGGATGATGAACAGTCCGCATCCGCAGTCGCATACCCAGTCGAGCACCGGCTTGGCGTCCATCATTCAAACTCCACCCATGCGCCGGTAATCGCCACCGGTACCGGGTCAGTGATACGGACGCGGAACGTCTTGCGGAATCCGCTACCCAACGCCTTCCAGATGACGCGCACCTGATACATGCCAATCGCCCCGAACGTGATCGACCGCTCATTGCCCCAGGTGTTGCCGCCGTCCGGACTGGTCGCCATCATCGCCTGCGGGTTGCTGCCCTGCCCGGTAATCAGCCCGACGCCCGCATCCATGCGCAATTGCAGGGAGTTGAAGAAGATCCTCTTGCCATCCGAGTCTATCGTCTGGCTGGTCAACTCGCGCTGGATGGCGTCGCCGTTGTCGCTGTAGGTGGTGTCGCTCAGTTCGTAGATATTGCCGGTGTCATAGTCGCCCACCAGATGCTTGCCGCCGATAAACGCATGGCAGCAGGCGCGGTGACGACGCATTTCCCCGGTCAACGGCATCAGGTAGCCGCGTACGTGCCAAAACTGCGTGGAAACATCATAGACCAGCGTCTTTTCCGCTTCGGGAACCGTCAGCACATAGAACAGGTGCCCGTCCTGCTGGTACGTCCAGGCGTAGCAGTCCGCCAGCGTCGAAACGCCGGACAGGATCAGCTCGATTTCGTGCGTCGATATGCGTTGCGGGGTGTAACCGTTCGCGCGCCATACCACGCCGCCGCCGTTCGTGTCCTGCCCAAGCCAAAAGATGGTGTTGTCCACGTTGAGCATGGTTGCGCCAGATGCGCAGCCAGTTTCGATGATGGCTCCAGGGATGCGCGAATAGGGGTAATCGCTGCTTCCCGTGTTCTGCCATGCTTCAATAGTCTGCGTGCCAGCCACCCATATTTCGCCGTGATCCGTGCAAAGCCCAACCGTGGTATCTGGCATCGCCTCAGCCGTCGCAAAGTCCAATCCGTCTATGCCGCTGCCGTCGTAGGCCGATGTCTTCCAGATGCGACCGCTGTTGACTTCGCGGAACAGAAAGAACCCGTCCGAAAAGACCGGATCAGCACACGCGACAAGGTCAGCGTCGGTAATCTGCGTCATGACACCGGCACCGATGTCCACGATAAAAGCGTCGGCCGTACCATCCATGATAATCAGTTGCGTGCCGTTGTCGGCAAAACCGACGCGGCCTGATGTCGTATGGATGCGCCCAATCAGCGTATAGCCTCCCGCCGGAGTCACGCGGTAGATACGGTCACGCGCCGCAAAATAAGCCGTTTCCCCGACCGCATGAGCGCCACGCACGGGCGCGAACGGCAGAGTACACAGCAGCGACAGGCCGGGAGTCCCATAAAGTGTAACGCGGTCTTGCGGGCCAACCTCTGGATACAGGTTGACCAGCGTCTGAGCCGATGCCGTCAGGCTGCGCGATTTCGTTGCCGCCGGTAGCAGGCTGATTTCAGGCATATCGGCTATCCGGGGTCATGAAGATGGACACATTCTCGCGGTCAAAATCCAGAGCGGTTTGCAGGTGCTCATCGGCGATCATCTTGATGCCTGCCAGCTTGTCCATCGGCACGCCGTATTTCGGGCCGATACGGGCAGCCAGCCCCCAGCAGATAGCCTCGCCCCACTCAATCGGAAAGTCCGGCTCATCGGAGGTCGCGGTGAAGTCTTCCAGGTTGCGCTCGCAGGTGAGCCGCAGGTAGTAGGTGTTCGCATCCGGAACCGGCCAGACGTACAGCACGCCGGAGCCGAGCTGCGGGTCATAGTAAGCCATCGTCGGCTGACCTTCGCTGGTCGTCTTGGTCGGCAGGTCGAAGTATTCTTGACGCGACACCAGAGACAGCGGGGTTTCAATGCCGTCCACAATCACGCCAGCGGACTGTATCCGGAGCGGGCGGCTGGTGCGGCTGGTGTAGGTATAGACCAGAGCACCGGATGCCGCATCATCGGTCAGCGCGGCGGTGATAGTGACAGAGGTAGCACCGGGTACGGTGGCAATGGTCGTCCATTTTACCGTGCCATCATCCTGCACGATGCCGATGATGTCAGCCGCCGTCATGCCGGTAGAGTCCAGCGTCAGGGTTGTTGCGCCGGACGATGCGGCTGCGGTCAGGGTGGTGATGGTGGCATTGGCGCTGAATCGGTCACCGGTGGTGGACAGGCTGTAGCGATGCTGGCCGTCGGCCAGAATCAGATTGCATTCCTGCAATCCCCACAAGTGATAACCCTGAGCCATCCACGCCTTAATCATCATGTTAAGCGTGATCTGCCCACGGCTGGTCATTTCAGCCGACGGGGTTTCGGTTTCGTCGATGATGCCGCAGATTGCCAGCGCCTCGCGCAGAATGGTGTCTCGCGAAATACTGAACGTGTTGACGCCTGAAGTCGCCATGTGTCACCTCACAACGAATCCGGCGTGACCTCGTTATCGGACAGGAACCGGTCAGTTCCAGGCGGACGCGCATCGGTCACGCCGGGATGGTCGGGGATGCCGCGAACAAAGTCTTGTGGATGTCTGGACTCAATCGACTCGCGCCGGACAAGATGCCCCGTCCATTCCTTGCGCGCGTCGCCAGAATAGATGGCAAACCCCGTCCGGTCACAGATGACCTTGTGCTGACCCGGACGGAAACGGTTTGCCATGATGTCACCTCATCAGCTATCAGCAGCCGGGAGCAGGTAGCCAGACGCGCCAGCCACGCCGGATGCGAAGTTCTGGAACACGCCAAAGCCAGCCGAAGCCGTCACCAGCACTTCGATGATTATCAGGGAATCCAGAATCACCGACAACAGGTTAGCAGTTTTTCCGATAACGGACAAACAAAAAGCCCGCCTAAGCGAGCTTTTTGCATTACTGGATCAACCGGCGCATCAGGCTCCGGCGCTCCCGAACAGCCCGCGCCAGTCCGACCATCCACACACGAAGCGCATGTAAGCCGAAGCCTTCGCGTTCTTGGTGTCAAAGTCGTTGTCCTGATCGAACGTCATCGATTCCCGTTCCAGGAATGTCATGCCGTTCGGGCAGTTGGTACGGATGAACCAGGCGTCAGCGTCGGTCAGGTAGTGGTTAACCTTCGCGCCTTCCGGAATAACGCCGTTCGCGCGGAGCACGTTCACGTCGTTGTTCGCGGTGCCGGACTGCTGGACGCTCATCAGGATGCGATTGGCTTCGAAGTAATTGCTCGGGGCAACAATCAACGACTTCGGCATCAGGTTGATCTGCAGGCCGCGATCATTCTTGGCTTGCATGATCTGGATGACCACATCCTCGATAGCCGCTTCCGACAGGTCGGCGGCGGTGGCGATGATGTTCGACTGGTTGCCGTTGCGAGTCGGGTGCGATGCGCTCAACAGCTCCACACCATCGCCGCCGGTGTAATTGCTGTCAAAGGCGCGGTTGTACACGTTCGCGGCGACGGTCTGCTTGGTCGTGGCCATCGAAAAGGCGAGCTGGGCGGCGCGCTTGAACGACTTGTCCTTGTACAGGTTGTCGCGCAACTCTTCGTAGGTCACGATGTAGCCCAGAGCGTAGGCCACGTTGGTGTAACGCTTGGTGAAACCCTGGGTTTCGCTGTCGAAGTTGATCGCAGCGCCTTCCGTCTTGACCGGAGCCAGACCGAAGCCGGTAGTCAGAACGTCTTCCTCGTAAGCCTTGTCGGACGTGCCGATCTCGAACAGGTCGCGATGTTCCTCAGCGTGGCGCGCGTATTCCTTTCCGAAGAAGGCACGGACGCCAGGCCAGAGGGCCTTAGGATGGGTACCGGTAGTAATAACACCCATGATTACACCCCCGCCACTTGGTTGGAGAACTGATGGTTATTCAGGCGCACCAGCCACTTGGCATGTTCGCCCACAGCATTGTCAGCACGCGGCGACAGACCGATGATCTGCACGTCCAGCGTGTTGGTGGTGGCTTCGGTCGCGTTGTTCAGCTCGACGCCGGACAGGCCGGTAACAGTCGAACCGGCAGCAACAACGTAATTGGCGTTCAGGCCGATGTCGTTTGCGGTCAGCGCGGTGCCGCCGGAGACTTCCTGAATTTCGAACAGGATGTCCGGGTCGTCGATGATGTTCATGATGCGAACGGTGCTGGCGGCGCGATAGATCAGAGAATCGCGGGTGTCAGCAGCGGCGCTGCCAACGATGCCCACGATCTTGTCACCGGTCGCGGCGCGGGTCACGTCGGCATACACGACGCCATCGATGGTCTGGGAAGTGCCAGCCAGCTTGACCGGATCGCCAATCAGCAGCGCGGTCGAGTCGCCGGAGGCGGTGGAATAGCGGCGGGTTGCGCCGTTGTACGGAGCGCCGTTCCGGTGCGATACCGGAGCGAACCCGAACGGGGTATCAGCATTTGCCATGATTCATGACCTCAGCCAGCCCGACCAGAGATGTTGATGCCCTGAGTCGGTACGTAGGAATTTTCAATGGGCTTGGATTGCCCGGCCTTGAGAGCCTTATCCAGGTCGTCCAGTTGGCGCTTTTTCGCGGACTGGTCTTCCTGATAAAACTCTTTGCGGATGCGCATGAGGTAAGCGGTGATGGCGTTGCCACGATCCGTAGTACCCACAACACGGCTGACACGGTTTCCGGCGCTGGCGTTGCGGTTGGCAATGTCGCCCTCCCCAACTTTCGCATCGGTCACAAACTCATATCCGCCGTTCTGCGCGTCCAACACGCGCCCGCCCACATCGTTGATCCACCGATACATGTAAGCCGGGTCTTGGTCTTTGACCGCCAGCTTGGAACGCTTGATGCCCAAAGGCACTCGCTCTGCGCGTTGTTCGGTGTTGTCACGGCTGCGCCGGGTGTTTTGCTCGTTCATGGCTCACTCTCTGAAATATTGCTTGACATAATCATCTTTTGTCAAGTATCCGTTCTTGACAAAATCATCACAAGCCGCCCGCGCATCGCTCGGCAGGTCGGCATATCCTTTCTTGCGTCCGCGCACCGGTGCATCACCGCCGCCTGTGGCCGCCGGTGCTTGTTCGCGGCGCGGGTTCTGCATGGTCGGGAAGAACTGCGGGTATTTCTTGCGAACCTCGTGCGCAGCCTTTTCAAGAAATGCGTAAC